CGACCCCGACGCATTCTCCATTCTCGTTCTGGACGATCCCGAACTGGCGAACCTTGTTAAAGATTCCGATCCAGTTGAGCAACTCCTCATTGTTCCATGTGGAACAAGTGGGCCACTTCTCCTTCAGCAGCTTGGCGGCTGCGATGATGGTCGGGTGCGGGTTCATTGCTGCGGGCGAATGGAATCGACGAATCCGGACAGGATCGTGGATTGCAGGGACAATCGCCCGCTTGCGGTCACAACCTTGAATTGCAGGGTGTTCCAGCGCCCTTGGCTGATGAGGTTGTAGGCTTTGAGGAACTTCTGGGAGTTGGTGATCGAAAGAGCCGAATCTAGAGCGGAGAATGTCCCGCTCATGTTCTTGGCCAGCGAGATCGCGGCGGTCGTGTTCGAGGTCGTGTACGGGTTGTCGAAAGCAAACTGGATGCTGTAGCCGATCTTTTCCGGAATCGGCTCGTTGAAATTGTATGCCTTTGTGATGACCGTGGACGAGTAGCCGGATCCGCCATCGAGATAAACCGATGATGCGAATGGATCGGTACGGGTTCCTGGGAAGTAGTCGTTGAAGGACCAGACTTGGCCCGCGCCCGCAGCGACCGAGACAATGTCTCCAGCGAACATGAGGATCGGTCCAAGATTCGAGAACGAGGTGGGGATGAAATCGTTTACAATCCAGTTGTCCCAATAGCCAAGCCAAGAGCTGGCCAGCGTATGGTAGACAAGGATCGCGTTGTTCTGGTTGAGGGCACCTTCGAGTGCGATCTCGACGGAGTTTTCGGTGAGCAACGCAGACTCGGTTTCTGTTCCGAGAATGAATGGATCATCGCTCAGGAACGGAACCGCCAGCAGATATCTGTTGTTCCAGAATACGCCATCGCAAAGGTCCAGTTTGGTCTTGTTGATATTGCTGATGAGATCGTTGATGGGGCTGGAGAGTGCGAGCCCGATGCTGGTCTGAGTACCTGCTTGGATCTGTTGGAGGGAGCGGACACCGTCGCGGGCGAGGAAGAAGACATCAGGTCCGACAGCGGCGATGGACCGATGCGAGGAGCATCCGATGTTGCCGCTGATAAGAATCACGGACCAGTCTGCTGGATCTTGGGTTGGGTCGGCATCGACGGCCCAGATGGAGCGTTCCTTGAAGACGACGAGGCGATATCCGAACCAAGAATAGAGCCCCTTGATGGGATCTCCATCGCCCCCAATCCTGACCGAGCCAAGAGGATCCCACGATTCTCCGTCGAGGATGTCCGAGAAGTAGAGGGTGTCAGGCGGATTTGCTGTATCGCCCGAAGTACACCATAGCCTGTTGGTGTGGCTGACGAGATAGAGCGGCTTGGACGGGGGTGTGAGCGAGACGTATGCGACTGCGTGGGAACCGCCAGCAGGGCTGATTGTCACCGCAGGGGCGGTTGTATAACCGCTGCCCGGGTTGATGATGTTGATGGCAACAAGTTGTCCTTCGGCTACAATGGCTTCTGCTGTTGCGGTCGTTCCGCTTGGGGGAGCGGGAAGGGTGATGGTTGGGATGGTCGAAAGGTTGTTGCCTTGATTGATGACATCAATGCGACTGATTTTTCCGGCCGCGACCGCTGCATAGGCGTTGGCACTCGACACATAGGCGAGTACCCCGACTCCATCCGAGTAGAACAGCTTGTCGTTGAGCTGCGCGAAATAGACGTAGGTGGACGAGGATGAGATCGATGCCCCTGAGATCAGAGCGTAGGAAGCAGTTGGAGACCCGTAGTAGAGGCTTTTGGTTACGGTATCGTTAACCGCGATGACAAGCCGTTCGGATGCTGCCGTATCGAAATAGAAACCGGAGAATACCGTAGCGTTGGTCGGAAGATTGGATCCGTAGAAAGAGGAGACCGTTTCCCAATTTTGTACGATGTTTTCCCAATTATCAATGGCTGGATTGCCTGAGAGGGATGAACTACCGACTCTGGTGACGATGTTTCCAAAATCGTCATAGTCCATATTGATGGCCGACTCCATGCTGGTTGCAGGGATGGCATCTGGACGGGTGGCAGAAATGACGCCGGTAGAGAACCCGGTGCTTCCATCCAGAAGCATCTGGTCATCGAGTGCGTCTGAGGACTGGAAGGGCATCAGAGAATGTCTTGGAAGGTGTAGTCGTAGAGACTGTCAGGGATGATGCGACTGATCTGCTGCTGTTGACCGCGCTCCATGTCCTTCATAATGGAGACCTGAGCGGCACCTTCTTGGAATTTGGCTTGGGCTTTGCCGTATTGCCGGGAGTATTCGAGGAGATCGCCTTCGGTGTAGGCCATGAGGGCGTTCTCGACACCACGCAGTTCAAAGTCGCTGTTGTTGGAGATGGCGGTTGCCTCACCGAACTGGCGCATCTGGGACTGCTTCTTGCCGAGAATGAAGAGTGTGCCGTCGGTGTTGGGTGTGGGTACGAGCTTGATGCGCGGGACACCGGCTTCGCCGTAGGAGGCTCCGATGATGCGTACCCAATTGACGAAGTTGTTGGGCGTGGACTTGCGGGAGTCCACGTTGTTCCAGGTGTTGGGATCTAGTTGGAAGAACGAGACCCATTCTGCGGCTGCAATCTCGATGCCGTCGGTTTCTCCGGTAATGGTGAATCGGATGGCGACTGGGAAGTCGAGGAACATGTTGTAGCCCGACCCAGAGTTGTAGGTGGCGCTGACGGTCTGGTCGAGGGTGACGAGTTCCGTACCGTTGGTGACGGAAGTGGAAATGACCCCGAGAGTATCGTTCCAGAGGCAGGAGTCCCAGATCATCGAGTAGCGACGGATGCAGAACTTGTTGGCCAACGCAATGGTGGCCGCATCCGTGAACGAGAGCTTGTCACAGGCGGCTTGCGCTACATCGGAAGGTTTCATGCGTATTCCATCAAGGTGAACTGGACTTTGGCCTGCAACGTCGCACCTGTTTGGCCGAAGTAATAACCGAAAGCATTCTTTGCTATGACTACGTTGCTCGTTGCTCCTGTAATGTACATTTGGAAAGTGTGAGACGCAGCCGTAGAGGTAAAAACCATTTCAGCGATAATGTTGACTGGAGAAGCGGCTGCGGCAGAAGCGTATGCGGAACCAACACCGATGTAGCTTGTTGGAGCTGAAACCGGAGTTGTGGTGACTCCGACGTAATAGCTTCCTTGGGTATCGGTTTCTAAAGGAACGGCAACTCTGATGACGCACTTGTTACCAACAGTTTTAGGTGTCCAAGTGTGTTGCCATGTGGCTGTCGATCCACTTTCTTGGATGGCGTAAGGAGTACCGGCAGAAATCGAAATCGATTGTCCTGCTCCACCGGTTTTTGAAATGCCTTCTGAGTAGACCAGTTTGACTACCTTGAGAGAGTCGGTGGTCGCCGTTTTGAGAGCATTTGAAGCAGCCGAATCTCTTAAGAGAACCGTGTCTGCATCGACTGGTGTTGTTTTGGACGGAAGGTTGTCGATGGTGACCGCACCGGCGGTGACCGTGAGCAAATCACCGGCAGCGTTTCCGATGGTGGTATTGCCTGCGACGGAAAGATTGCCATTGAGCACGGCGTTTCCGCTTGCTGTTACGGACGAGAGCGTGGTTGCCCCCGTGACGACGAGTGTTCCTCCGACCGTAGTATCGCTGAGTGCATCGAGTTCGGCTAGTTGAGACAAGCCGCTGACATTCAGAGTCGACAGGTTACTTGCTCCGGTGACTCCGAGCGTCCCTGCGACCGCTGTGTTACCTGTGGCGGCTGCGACGGTGAACTTGTTGGTGGCTACCTTGAAGTCCCCTGCGGAATCCAAGGTGCCGGCGACGGCTGTGTTTCCGGAAGCCGATGTTACCGTGAACTTGTTGGTGTTGACCGCGAAGTTGCCGGTGGAGGAGAGGGTGCCTGGGACCGACAAGTTGCCGGTCATGGTCAATCCCGCCAAGGTGGTTGCTCCGGTGACGTTGAGAGCGCCATCTACGGAGGCATTACCGTTGGTGAAAAGCGACGAGAGGGTGGTTGCTCCGGTGACGGCGAGGGTGGACGAGAGGGTTGCTGCTCCTTGTGATTCAAAAGTGCCGTCACTCTTTACGCCGAGAGTCGATACTTGCAATTTCGAGTTGTTTCCAGCGCCGTCACAGATTGTTTTCAGCGTTGAGCTGAAGGGAGTGGTGTCTGCGGTCTTGAGGAGAGAGGTATAGGTAGATGCGACTGTGCTACCTGTGAGTGGATTTCCCATATCAGAAATGTGTTGTTTGTCTGCCTAACCATTATCTGAGTGGAAGGGCAGACAAAGGCGTGTTGCCCTTTTATATGATCATCTGCTGTGACGATAGGTGATTTTGGATGAGCTGGTTTTCTCGCGCTTGAAACGAGCTTTTTCCGTGGAACTCATTTCACCAACGGTTTTAGGAGTCTTGGAACTGACACGCTTGGACGGACGACATGCCGGATAGCCGTCTCGCGTCTCGCCTTTCTGGCGTCCGCACGGCTTGCCGGTTTTCAGATCAATCCACTTCTCGGCGAACCAGCGTCCTAGACCGCCTTTTGGTTTACTTGGCATTGGAGGCTCGGTATTTGCCGCCGCGCCGCTTGTACTCCTGCACCAACCAACCGTTGGCGTACGCGCTCGGATAAACGTCGAACTTGGCTTTGGCGGCGGCTTTGACTCGGGAGTAGAGTGCCTTGTTAGTTGGGATGTTTTTCATTCTTTTGGGAGAACGTACCACCCGGCGGGCAGCGTCACATTGGACGGCCCGACGAGCTTCTTGTCCTTGTCGAAACCATAGACGCTGGCCGTCACGGGCTTGGCCAGCATCACCGGATCACCGTGAGGCACCAGGACCACCCGTGTCATCTGGCAGCCCAGGCAGATCGGCAACGCGAGCAGCAAGGTCATCCCGTAGATCCTG